CTTTTAGCAACTGACTAACTTGCTCTGCTGATACAGCGTTGTTTCTGCTTGCCGCCGTAAGTAACGCGCCATCGACTAATGTAGCCTCTAGGCGTTGCTTATAGCTCTGTATTTCCTCATCTTTCTTTTCGACAGTAGCACGCAAGATTTGCTCGAATTCGCCGCGATCCTTCTGTTGCTCTAACTCGGCTTGTTGCCTTTCTGCCAACAGTTGGCGCACCTCGTTTACGTCGATGTCTTCGTACTTCTTCTCGATCTGTCGCTTAGTGCGAGCAATTCGATCAGAGACGATTCGATCTAGCTCCTCTTGTGTAAACGTCTTCACTTCCTGAGCTTCTTGTGTCTCGGGCTGATCCACAGCGGCCTCAGTTGCCGCATCTACCATGATTTCATCGCTCATGTAACGAATCCTCTTTCGAGTGGGTTAATTGTATCATTTTAGCGTGATTTACGCTTTTTCTTCTTCTTGTCTTTCTTGTGATATGGCATACGTCCTCCTTAGAACACTGGCCTGAATCTGTGGCGGCAGTTATATCCGCCTGCGACAACAAACGGGCTGCCTGATCGTTTGCCGCTCCAAGTGTCGCTCCACGCCTCGTTGATCTCGTCAATCGTTAGCGTCTTGCCTACATATTTGTCGCAATGCTCACGCGTTTTCTCATCATCAGGGCCATAATACTTGAAGCGCTCCGCGCCTGCCGCTAATGACATATTCATGGTTATCGATCTATCGAAATCCATCAGGCCATCATGTAACGCCACTTGAGCATATCGCCCCAAATCGGCATCGACACTGTTACGTATCTGTTGGACGCTCTCAGCGAAGCTCGCGTTAGTCAGCGTGTTTTTGTAAACCTGATTTGCGACTTCCTCTATGAACTCTTCCCCCAGTGCCTCGAAGCCGTTAAACGTCAATTGCTGTAATTGTGCTACTACCTCGGTGTTAAGCTGTGCAAATTCAGTATAAGCGCCAAGCATCGCCTGTGCCTCTGCGGCTACCGCCGAATACTCACGGACAATGTCATCGATCTCGCTCAGGTACTTTTCTTGGACAAGTTGCGCGATCTCTGTGCGTGCATTGACTGCCCATTCGAGATCAAACAGTTGCCCGTCACGTAGCGGAGCGCCAGACATCAATTGAACGATCTCTTGATCTAACGAAGCAAGAACATTAGCCATTCTTCGCTGATGTTTATCTGCCGTCGATATGACAGCGCGAGCGTGATCGGTATCAGCCGCCATTCTCTACGACTTCGGTAAACTGCCCGACTGCACGTTGTGTTGTATCGATCTCATCGTGGGCTGACGCCAGCAATTCATCATCTAACACCAGATCGGCGATCTGCTTATCGACTGCCTTGATAAACGTGTCAGAGCGAACACCAGACGCCTTAGCTTGCTGTAGGAATCGCAATTCGGATTCGTAATCACGGATATCGAACGAGTCGGGATAGCTAATCTGTACCTCGTGCGGATCATGCCCCTGCCACAAACAATAGAACATCCACAACTGCTCCTCAGCCAGCTCAAGGATATCGGCCTTCTCTGCTAGCTTTGCATTCAACATTTGGAACTCTGTTTGCATGGCTACGCCCGACTGCGTAAGCGCTTCTGTACCGCGTACAGCGCCCATGTGAGCCATCCTGTTGATAGCCTCTATTTTATCGGTGATCGACGCCCTGATCGCATCTAGGTTCGCCCCAGACGGCTGTAGCTGATACGGCTTGAGTCCCGCGTCACTGTCCTCACTAATGTTAATGACAGCACCAGCGCCAGCACTCGCATCAGTGTCAAACGTCTTAACGAGTGTTGGGTGGTTAGAAATGCGAATTAGTTGTTCGATCTCTGACAGCTCTTGGTAAATAGCCTGTTGCATATAGGCGATGTCAGATATGTCACTGATACCCATGCCGCGCACAACCGAGCGGTTAGCGGGTAGGTTTACGGCGGGGATCTTGCCCAATGCGTTGTCGATTTCTTCAATGACTGCCGCATCAGCACCGTCGTAACGAATCAGGCGGATAGTGTCGCGATGCCATTCGCGGAAATAAGTGATAGTGGTTGTGCCGTCTTGTCGATCAACAGACTCTCGAACCTTCAGGTAGACAAGCTCATGCCGTCCACTCGGCTGTCGCTCCCACTTCCAGTCGTAGACGTTCTCGGGCGTGATTAGCGTTACATAAGGGCGAATGTCCTGCGCCATTTCCTCTGCGCGTGTACCTGCATTGGATTGCGGCTTATCCATCATTAACCAGACATGGCCGTAAACACTGCTCCAGATCTGCGCCTCACGCATGAACGAATTAAAGTTTTGGCCGTCTAGATTGGCATCCTTGAGGAACGCTTCAAGATCTGCGCTGCCTTCCATCTCTTGAAAGTTACGCGTTGGATCCACACGCCACAGAAACGAACTGTAAACGTGGATCACGTTGCGACAGTGATTGTCTAAAGGTGTCAATGACAGCCTGCGGGTATAGGCGTTCTTATCCTCGTTTAGATAAGCGGTTAGATAACTGCCATCGCGGTAGTCCTCGCCCCCCATATAACTGCGGACGTAAAACTCCCAGCGGTTTACGTTGTTCTCATAGTCGGGATGCTGGTACTCGACATCTACGTTAAAAATCATGTCCACCTCTGCGGCTGTACGGTTGCGTGAGCCTTTCTAATTGGGAATAGATATTCAACCGCATAACCCAGCGCATCGTTCATGTGATCGAAGCCGTCTTTTTCGGGTTGGCTAGTGCCTTCCTTGTATGTATGACGCTCCAAACTTTCAATCACCTTCTTGCACTTGGGATCAACGTACAAACGCCGCTGCCCTTCCTTACTCAACAGTCGTGCGTTTACCGCGTTAATTCTGTCTCTAATTGCGGCGTGACTATTGCGGACGCGTACCTCAAAGCCAGCATTTTGCAAAATAGACAAGTCAGTCCTGCCACCTGCGCTCGTCTTGCGTTGGCGAGAAGCGGGATCAGGATAGACGATTATACCACGCGCTTTGCCATACCTCGCCCTTATCTCGTCAACCATCTCATCGGTGTTAGAGCCAAACATCACGATCTCATCGAATACGTGCATCGTGTCGCCCTTTCTAGTCATTAGGACGGCTGACATCGGATCAAGGTTAAAGTCCATGCCAATGTGTATGACTTCGATTGAGTCTATGTGCTTTCGGACGGATTCCTCTCGCTTGAAAGCGTAATAGATGATTCCTGAGTAGTTAACGAATTGCGCCTCGTATTCCTGCTGGAATGTACGCTCGTCCAAATCAGCTCTAGCGCTCGCAACTTCATCTCTCGGGACATTGCCCCCTTGTAGAGTCGTGTATTGATAACTGTGCCATCCGTCATCGTCATCTACTCCCTTGGTGTATAAGTCGTAAAAGTGGTTGCGGCCTTTAGGCGTGCCGATAAATAAAGCGCCACCCATGCGATCTGATAGGCTAGGGCGTATCACCTCAAACCATGCTTCTTTACGCATATCGGCAAACTCATCGAGAACTACGAAGTCTAATGATCGGCCTCGCAGGTTGTCAGGTTTCTCCGCGCCTTTGAGCGCAATGCTAGAGCCGTTAAGCAAGCTGATAGTTAATGCCGTCTCGTTAGTCTTTTGGATGTACTCGATGGGTATCTGACTGATCAGCATATCCCATGCGATTTCTTTGGCGGCTTTATACGTGGGCGCGACATACCAGACATTCTGATTATGTGCTGACAGGGCTTTGTTTAGTATCTCTGCTGTACTTAGGAATGTTTTGCCGAATCGACGCCCAGCAACTACAACTCGAAATCTAGACGGATCTACAAAGATATTAGTTTGCGGATTCGTCAGATGCATCAGGCGTCAATTTTATTACTACAGGTGGCAAGTCTTGTGTTTCTGTTGGCGCTTCTCGCCATCCCGCTTGCGTTTTAAGGTAGAAAATCTGCGCGGTTGTGTTGCCTTCTGTAGCGCTTCTTAGCAGGCTTTGACTGACGCGGCCGATGGCTTTAGCTCTGCCCCTTTTATAGGCGGCAGAAACATTTTTATCGCGGCTAATGATCGCTCGCAGGGTGCGTGAAGGTATCGCTAAATAATCTGCGATTTGATCTTGATTCAAAACCGCCGCAAGCGTTTCGATCTCACGGATTTGTTCATCATCTAATTCAGTCTTGGGTCTACCGCCCTTGTTCATTGTCATGCTCATCCCCTACAAAAGCCTGTAGTGCGTACCAGACCAATGAATTGCGATAGCCGCTATCGTGCGTGGTCTGTATTGGTGTGACTGCGTGTGTATTGCGCCAAGCTGGATAAAACAGAAGGCTATGCGACGGCATCTCAAAGCAAGCATTATAGTCAGGAACGTATAAACAGCCGCCGACTGCATTTTCTCTCATTGTGTAGATTGCGTTCAGTGTCTGCCTGATGTTGGCTCTATCACGGTGAAATGGCGCGGCAATATTGAAGTTACTGATACTGCTTGTGAACAGCCTACCGAAACGCCATCGCTCATCAACCCTTGACATTGCTTCGACATGCTCAACGTGTAAGCTCGGTAGTAACTGAGCCATCAGCGAATCGAGGCGCTCTGCCGCCATAAGCATTGCTTTGACAAAAGGCTTCGCTGTGGACTTGAGGTGAACGCTACTGCGATTGCGATAGTTACGCCTCATGACTGCGTTCGGCGGTACGCTTCCTAAAATTGTGCTGTATTGCGCTGTGCCGATCTGGTGTGCTTCAGCCCTTGTCATGCCTGCTTTTATTGCCTGTAAGACATCTGCGCGTTCCATGAGCGTTTTTGGCACTCTTTGTGAGCGAAATTCAGCATTCGCCACGCTCATTATTTTGGCTAATTTTTCATCATGTTGTCTTACGTCAGCCAAATAGACACCGACTGTTTCCTCGCCGTCTTTGAGCAAGCATGACTCAGTGACATTCGGCTCGATGTACTCGCACTCTGAGCCAGTGCGTCGATCGTGTGATACTTGTTCTAGCTGTAACTCAATCATTTGTGATGTTGTGCTTCCGTTTCCATTCGATGATTTGCTTCGGGCTGTGAAATCTGAATTGTAATTCAGCCTTCGGGTGACAGCCTTTTTTCACTTTATAACGGAACAACTCTGGGTATTTAGCAATCAGGTACTCGCAATCGATGATTTTGCGCGGGAGGCGACGCTCGTAAGTGCCGATCCCCCCAATCTCATAATGACCAGCGATTGGCTTAATCCATGAATTAATCAAAACACAATTATTTTTCACCAACTGTGAGGCGCAATATCCGAAATCTTCCATCGCTTCGAGCGCAGGGTCATAGCGAAGTCCAGCGAACTTAATGGCGCAGGCTTTACTAATGACGTAACCCACTGCCTTGTATTTTTTGCTGTTGAAATAATAGTTATCGACCGTGGCGTAGCCAATGTATTCAGCATGGATCGATTCAGCTACTGCGATGTCTTTCTCCAGCAACTTCATATACTCCGAGGCTTCAACTCTTTGCGCGAACGTTGCTTGATTGATTTCAGGGTCATCGACATCTACTTTTTTCTTGTCGTAATGTTCATCGACAACCCGCTTCATTGATTCAATATTGTCATCGAGGGAAACATACCATGCGCCGCGCTTCGCTAAATTATCGACAATCCAGTTACGGTGATTCGTAACACCGAAAGGAGCGCCAGTAACGATGATTTTTTTCGAATTGACTCTGCCTGCTTTAATGTATGAGTCAGCGCATTTGTCGGAATGTAGCAATATTCTGTAATCAATGGCGCTGGCTTCAAGCCATAGATGCGTCTTGATGCTTTCTGCACGATTGAAACTTGGGATGTAAATTGGAATCATTTTTCGCAAGCCGCTAGTGCGTTGAGGACTATGCTGCCTATATAATGACCTTCTTGCCTGAGCTTTTTGATGAGTGCCACAGCGTTTTCGTAATCACCTGCATCAAACTCAATTTGTATGGCACGTTTCACATCTGTGCTGATTTTCTCAACTTGCGAGTCCAGCGAATCATCTAATATTGAATAATCAATTTCTTTTTCAAATTCAGGAAGCACATCGAAACCGAGCAAATCTACATTAAACCCATCAAGCTCAAGCGATTCGATTTCGAGTTTCAGGTTTGCGTCATTCCAACCAGCATTCAAAGCCAGTTTGTTATCAGCGATAACATATGCTTTTTTTTGTGATGCAGTAAGGTTTGACAGCGTGATTGTCGGAACCTGATCTAATTCGAGCAATTTTGCGGCCTCAACCCTGCCGTGACCAGCAACAATGCCGCCTTGCTCGTCAACCAAAATGGGGTTTGTGAAACCGAATTCTCGAATGCTCGCCGCTATTTGTGAAACTTGTCGCTCGCTATGTGTTCTTGAGTTTAGAGCGTAAGGAATTAGCTCATCGGTTGGTAGATACTGTATAGCTAAATTCATAATACTGGGGATGGTATACAGTCAGCCCAATAGAGGCCGTGTGTGTAACCGTCGCGAATCTCTCCTAACGTAATATCGTTGATGGACATAGGGTATGTTTCTACTGCGCCGTCATCGAATGCGACGAGGTAGCTACCCTCCTCTCGTGGCATAGTCCCGCGCTGTACGGGATGCCATTCTATTGTCACTGTCTGCAACATATAGTCGTCCCCCGCCATATTATATCAATATCTAGTGTTGGCGCATAAAAAAGCCGCCCGAAGGCGGCGAGAATGCGGGGACAAACCAAAAAAACCCCGCTGTCGGAGCTACAGACGTAGCGTTAAACCTGTGCGTATCTGACAATTTCCAGTGGTGGCTCGTCATTGGTTTTTAGCCTTACGACTCTGAAGTCTGCAAGAATAGCGACATCTTCCTGCCAGCGATTAGCCATTTTTTCTGCTGCTCTCACTGCAATAATGAAGTCCTCAACATCTTCATCGCTGAACATTGCAAGACTCCGCATAAGTTGCTCGAAAGTCAGGGTGCCCATTTTCCCGTCCCGACTCCATCCAAAGCTCAACCATGTCGCAGTAGTGTCTTTCAACTGCTACCGCCTCCTCGTAGTCACCCTGCCCTGCTATCC